CTTGGGATGATGTTGGTAACATCACAGGTCCACAAGGAACCACAGGAACACAAGGATTACAAGGTGTACAGGGACCTTCGATTCAAGGTACTCAAGGAACAACTGGAATTCAAGGTTTAACTGGAATTCAAGGAACCGTAGGTTTACAAGGAATCACAGGTCTTCAGGGAATCACAGGTCTCCAAGGTTTAACTGGAACTCAGGGAATCACAGGTCTCCAAGGATTAACTGGTGTCCAAGGAACCGATGGTCTTGGAGCACTCACAGGAGTTACATCTGTAACTAGTGGAACATTTTTCCCACTGTTCGTTAGTGGAACTGGAAATGTTTCTCCAAATGTCAGAACAGAAGCAACCGCTTTTGGATATAACGCAGCAACTAATACTGTTACTGCAACAAACTTTAATACAACTTCGGATGCTGCACTGAAGAAAAATGTAAATATCATTGATGATGCCATCGATGCGGTAAAACTTATTAATGGCGTCAAATTTGATTGGAAGGATAATGGAAGACCTTCTATTGGTGTTATTGCTCAAGATGTTGAGCAAGTTTATCCAGAATTGGTTGATAATGTAGACGGACAAAAGACACTAAACTACAGCGGTTTAGTTGGTGTTCTCGTTGAAGCTGTTAAAGATCTTCAGCAACAAATTAACAATCTAAATAGTACTACAGGTTAATCTAGATAAATGAACAAAACCAGAGAAGTTGCAAACTTAGTTACTGAAAATAATATCTTTGTTAGCACCTCTGATAACAGAGTTGGTGTCGGATCCACTGTGCCAGTAAGCAAACTTGATGTTACTGGAGATGTGACTGCTGATAACTTTAATTCGGCTTCTGATGAGTCGATGAAGTCGAATATTACTAAGATCCAAGATGCTATCGCAACACTCGATAGAATCAATGGAGTTTCTTTCACATGGAAAGATACAAACGCCAAATCATATGGAGTTACTGCTCAAAATGTTGAGAGGGTATTACCAGAACTGGTAAACGATAGCGGAGCTCACTTAACAGTGAATTACAATGGTTTAATTGGTGTACTGATTGCTGCAGTGCAAGAGCAACAACTTTTAATCGGTTCATTATCAGACAGATTAGACGCTTTAGAAGGAAACAGTTGAGGTGAATTAAAATGAAATCTCTAAAAATTGCGGGAATTGTTTTAGGATCAGTGATAGGAATTGCCCATGTTGGCGTTCTTGGACATCTACTGAAACGAACACCTGAACCGCAAGTTGTAGAGGTTCCTACTATTAATATCCCACACGGTCCATATACTTCTTATAAGATTACAGCAGGGAAAGAAGGATATACAATCGAATATAAAGCAAATGATCCTGCTATTCTTGAGTCTAACAAATCACTAAGTCTCGACAAAGAAAAGAAAGGATTGTTTGGTGGTGGAACTGAGACTAGAAGAGAATGGAGACGTGATCAATATACCGCAGAAGGTATGAGAAATATAGGAGGTGCCGGAGTAGACGGCGAGGGAAAGTCTGCGAAAGACGTAGAGTGTATCGTGGCGGACGCTGGAGCACGCAGTCAAGGTGCAATGGCGGGTAGTGCTGTTGCCACTGGTGTTCTTACCCCCGCAGTTATAAACATTCCATATATCGGATGGTTAGCAGCAGGTTGGGTATCTCTCTTAGGAAATAATATTGGATCCGCAGCAGGATCTACAGTAAATTCTATGATTAGTGATTGTTGATGAACTTTGAATTAACTATGGAAGATTTTACAATCATCCAGAATGCATTACATTATTACAAGCATGTTGAAAAACGTGGACATTTTTCACAGTACGATGTTGAGCGTGTAAATAAATTGAGGGACAAATTGTCTTATCAAATGATCCCCAGTCCCAATAGTAAACCTGATATTGATAAATAATAAAAAGTCATGTTCTTAGCATGAAAAAATATTGTCGTCTTTGTAAGAAAAAAGAACATCGCGAGGAATGCGGATTTGGTCCTAAAATGTGGGACAAGTATTCCGTAGATGATGCTACCAATAAAGAGCAAGAAGTTGCTGCCAAAGAATCTGGTATCACTGATGGTATGGGGGAAAGTTTTGAAAATGCTGTCCTCGAAGCCAACAAAAGTGGTGATAATTCTTTGCGTGACTGGTTTGGCAAGAGTAAGTCTTCTGATGGCAAGCCTGGTTGGGTGCAACTTGGTGGCAAATATGCAGGAAAACCCTGTGCAAAGCAACCAGGACAAACAACTAAACCCAAGTGTGGTTCCAGCAAGATGAAGCGCAATCTTTCCAAAGATGAGGAAGAAGCAGCGTTCCGTCGTAAAAATCGTAAAGATCCAAATCCAGATAGAAAAGGGAAGGCAATTAACGTGGCAACTGAAGAAACCAAAAAAGATCATGAGTTCTCAATGGCACGTTCCGAACTCGCAACTATCAGAAATGCTGCAAAGAGGTTAGATAAGAAAATGGGTAAAAAAGGAGAAGGTGAATTGAAGGCTTGGGTTCAGTCCAAAATCACAAAAGCAGCAGACTACATTGATACTGCTGCTGACTATGTTACTAATGAGGAAAATACTTTAGATGAAAAGTGTTGGCCTGGTTATGAGAAAAAGGGCATGAAGACTATGTTTGGAAAGAGATATCCAAATTGCGTCAAGAAAACCAAGAAAGAAGAAGTAGAACTGACTACTGAAGGTAAAGGCGAAAAGGACGCTTGTTACCATAAAGTCAAGTCACGTTATAAGGTTTGGCCAAGTGCATATGCTTCTGGTGCATTAGTTAAGTGCCGTAAAAAAGGTGCTGCTAATTGGGGAAATAGCACTAAGAAAGAATCGTTTGAATATTCTAACTGGAGAGAAGACTTCAAAGCGACGGAGTATGAATTCACTGATGTCATTACCCCAGATCCACTAGAACCAACAAAGGGAATTGGCAGTGAAATGCTGGAAATGGAAGAGGCAGTAAGAGTTCCTCAAAAAACTGGTCAAGTAGTAAGAGTATTCCTTACCTTTAGAGGTAAGATGTATGTTATTCAGATGTTCTTCCCATCCGTAAAACTTCCAAGCAGATCTGATATTCAAGATCAGATTGACAAAGTATATCCTGGAGGAAAGGTAAGAAGTTATAATATATCCGATTACAAACCAGGAGACCCAGTTTTTCATACAGAAGATTGGCAGAAGAAATCTGGCAAGAATCCCGAAGGTGGATTGAATGAAAAAGGACGCAAGTCTTATGAGCGTCAGAATCCAGGAAGCGATCTTAAGAGACCTTCAAAGAAAGTTGGTAACAAGCGTAGAGCATCTTTTTGCGCGAGAATGAAAGGCATGAAGAAGAAACTAACTTCTGCTAAGACTGCTAATGATCCAGATAGCAGAATAAATAAATCATTAAGAGCTTGGAATTGCTGATTAGTTTATGAGTGAAGTATATCTTGGTAATCCTAATTTAAAAAAAGCAAATACTCAAATTGAATTTACGGAAGAACAAGTCCGTGAATTTATTAAGTGCAAAGACGATCCAGTCTATTTTGCTAACAATTATATTAAAATCGTTTCTCTTGATGAGGGATTAACGCAATTTCACCCATATCACTTTCAAGAAAAGTTAATCAATAATTTCCACAACAACAGATTTAATATCTGTAAGATGCCACGTCAGACTGGTAAATCTACTACAGTCGTATCTTACCTTTTGCATTATGCTGTATTCAATGACAGCGTAAACATTGGTATTCTTGCAAACAAAGCAGCTACCGCAAGAGAACTGCTTGGAAGATTACAGACTGCATATGAAAACTTGCCCAAGTGGATGCAACAAGGTATTATTTCATGGAACAAAGGATCGTTGGAGTTAGAGAATGGCAGTAAGATATTGGCAGCTTCTACGTCTGCGAGTGCTGTCCGAGGTATGTCGTTCAACATCCTCTTTCTCGACGAGTTCGCGTTTGTCCCAAATCACGTCGCTGACTCGTTCTTTGCATCTGTTTATCCTACTATTACTTCTGGTAAAAACACCAAAGTAATCATTGTATCTACGCCGCATGGTATGAATCATTTCTACCGTTTGTGGCATGATGCAGAAAAAAGAAAGAATGATTATATACCAACAGACGTTCATTGGTCAGAAGTTCCTGGTAGAGATCTGGAATGGAAAGAACAGACGATTAAAAACACTTCAGAACAACAATTTAAAATTGAGTTTGAGTGTGAATTCCTTGGATCAGTTGATACTCTAATCAACCCATCTAAGTTGAGAAATTTTGTATATGATGATCCCTTACAAAAAAATGCTGGACTGGATGTATATGAACCAGCAAAAGAAGATCATGATTATGTTTGCACTGTTGACGTTGCCAGAGGAGTTGGAGAAGATTACTCTGCATTTGTAGTTGTTGATATAACAGAATTCCCACATAGGGTAGTTGCAAAGTATAGGAACAATGAAATAAAACCAATGTTGTTCCCAAATATAATATATGAAGTATGTAAGAGTTATAACAACTCATATATTCTTTGTGAAGTAAATGATATTGGAGATCAAGTAGCAAGTATTCTTCAATATGATTTGGAATACCAAAATCTTCTCATGTGTTCTATGCGAGGTAGAGCAGGACAGATTGTTGGACAAGGATTCTCTGGTAAGAAAACTCAGTTGGGCGTTAAGATGTCCAAAACTGTCAAAAAGGTTGGTTCATTAAATCTCAAAACTTTAATTGAAGAAGATAAACTCATATTCAATGATTATGAAATAATCTCTGAACTTACTACCTTTGTATCAAAACACAATTCATTTGAAGCTGAGGAAGGTTGTAATGATGACCTTGCGATGTGTCTCGTCATTTATGCATGGTTGGTCCAAATGGACTACTTTAAAGAATTGACAGATCAAGATGTCCGCAAAAGATTATACGAAGAACAGAAAAATCAAATAGAACAGGACATGTCTCCTTTTGGATTTATTGTTGATGGAGTCAATGATATGGAAAGTTTTGTTGATGCTGATGGTGATAGATGGCATACAGATGAATATGGAGATAGAGCATATATGTGGGATTATATGTAATGGACACCAAACATCAGGTCATAAATTTAATAAAGGTTGTTATCTTTTTCCAATTGTCCATAGTAGGAACAACTATAATTGGATGTTTTCTTCCTATGGTTAATAAATGTGATACTGATACTAAACAGCATATTGCCAATATGATGACTGTTATTACAACATCAACTTTCGCATTATACGCAGCAGAAAAATAATGGACTTAGACGGACAGATAAAGTTAGGTCATTTATTATTATCTGATAGGAAATGTAGAGTGTGTGGAGAAGTTAAAAATTTAGTCGATGGTTTTTACAGAACAAGAAAAGATAGAGGTTCTGTTGCATCATCATATTCATATGAATGTAAAGTTTGCGCCAAAAAAAGAATTAAAAAATCCAGAAAACAAAAGAAAACATCGATTCCCATGATAGAAGATGTTTATCCAGACTGGTAGTTTCGTTCACGTCACCGTTCCCCACTGAAAACATACATTTTAATAAATATTTTCAGATAAACTGAGTTTAAACACGGAGAAGAACATGGCAACTCCACAATTATCTCCTGGTGTATTGGTCAGGGAAGTTGATCTAACAGTAGGAAGAGCTGATAATGTCCTCGATAATATTGGGGCTATTGCCGGACCTTTTCCTATTGGACCAGTCAACGAACCTATTCTGATCACCAACGAGACAGAACTTATCGATACTTTCGGAAAACCACTGAGCACAGATGGTCAGTACGAGTATTGGATGAGTGCCGCATCATATCTTTCTTATGGTGGAATCCTTAAAGTAGTTAGAGCAGGCTCTAGCGATGCAACAACCTTAATCAATGCTAACGCTGGTGTAGGTGCTGCAAACACAACTACTCTTAAGATTGATAATTATGACGACTACACTGCTAATCACCAGGATGTTGATACTGACTACTCTTATGCTGCAAAAACTCCAGGATCTAGACTTAACAACTTAAAAGTCTGTGTCATTGACGATCTTGCAGACCAGAGAATCGGTATTAATACAACCAACCTGGAACTGGCAGGTGCCGTAATTGGATACGGTGTTACTACAGTCATTACTGCACAAACTCTTCCTGGTGCAGGAACAACTCAATCGTTCAGTGGTTATCTGAAGGGTATCATCACAGGTGTTACCACAGACAGCACAAACGGAAACAGCACAATCGACGTTAAGGTTGTTTCTAGAGTATCCGCTGCTGGTACTGAAACCAAGATCGATTACGCTGAAAGAAACAGAACATCTTCGTTCAGCACCTCTGATTCACTGTACTTTGTAACCAACGCTGGCTCGAACTCTGGTCTTTCTGGCACTGTCGCTCCATACACACCTACAACCGCAGTTGATTGGTACGAACAGCAAACTCTCACACTTACCAATTCCACAATTTATTGGAAGTCGATTGCTCCAAAACCAACAACTACTAACTATGCAAACCTTAGAAATTCTAAGGGAGATGGAATTAACATTGCAGTTGTAGATGATCTTGGAACAATTACAGGAGTACAAGGAACTATCCTTGAAAAGCATGTTGGACTTTCGAAGGCAGCAGACGCTATCTCTGCAGTAAATTCTCCACAGAAGATTTACTACAGTCAGTATCTTGCAGACTTCTCTCCAAATATCTACGCTGGTTACAATCCTTCTCAGGCAGAAGATACTTACAATGGTACCGCTCCTAGAGCAACTGGATTCTCAGCAGACTTCACTGCAATAACAACTGCAGACGGTCTTTGGGGACAAAACACACAAGACGTAACCTTTAGTGCAATTGGTAACGTAACATATACCCTTAGTGGTGGTGTTGATTATTCCTCCACTGGCGGAATGAAGGCAACACTCGCAGATCAAATTACTGCATATGGTTACTTTGCCAATGAAGATGATGAGGCAGTTGACTTCCTCATCATGGGTCCTGGTTGCGATTCTATTGGCGAATCTCAAGCAAAAGCAAACTATCTGATTTCACTGGCAAATCAAAGAAAAGATTGCGTTGCTTGTGTCGGACCACATAGAACTTCACTTGTCGGTCAAACAAACGCAACTACTCAAACAAACAACCTGATTGAATACTTCAGTCCACTTCAATCGTCTTCTTTCGCAGTCTTCGATAGTGGTTACAAGTACACTTACGATAGATTTAACAACAGATTCCGCTACATCCCAACTAACGCTGACGTAGCAGGTCTGATGTGCAGAACAGGAATCCTGGCATTCCCATGGTTCTCCCCTGCAGGTCAGCAAAGAGGAATCATCAACAATGCAATTAAACTTGCATACAATCCAAACAAGGCACAGAGAGATCAACTTTATCCTCTGAGAATTAACCCTGTTGTTAACAAGCCTGGTGTTGGTGTTCTCTTATTTGGAGATAAAACTGCTCTCGGTTATGCAAGTGCTTTCGACAGAATTAACGTTCGTCGTCTGTTCCTCACAATTGAGCAAGCACTTCAAGCTAGTGCTGAAGCACAACTCTTTGAACTCAATGATGAGTTGACAAGAGCAAACTTCGTAAATATCGTCGAACCATATCTTCGCGACATTCAAGCGAAGAGAGGTATGTATGACTTCAGAGTCATTTGCGACGGAACGAACAACACTCCTGATGTTATTGACAACAACGAATTTAGAGCAGACATCTTTATCAAACCAGCAAAATCGATCAACTATGTCACTCTGACCTTCGTTGCCACCAGAACTGGTGTTGCATTTGAAGAAGTCATCGGTCGAGTTTGATTTTATCATCTAATTAACACTAGGAGGACCTAAAAAAATGGCTTACACAATCGAAAGTTTTAAGACTGCTATGAAGGGGGGCGGCGCACGCCCCAATCTATTTGAAGTAGAACTTACTTCGTTCCCAGGATCAGACGCAGAATCTTTCAGCGCATCAAATTTCCAGATGCTCTGTAAAGCTGCTCAACTTCCTGCTTCAAACATCGCATCCATCGATGTTCCTTTTAGAGGAAGAACCTTCAAAGTTGCTGGAGACAGAACCTTTGATCCATGGACCGTTACCATCATCAATGATGAGGATTTCGTAATTAGAAAATCCATGGAACGTTGGATGCAAATCATCGGTCAATATGGCGATGGTTCTGGTAAGGTAAATCCAGCAGAATACCAAGTCAACGCAGTAGTAAGACAACTCTCCAGAAATTCTTCGAAAGAAGGAAATGGAGTTTCTACTGGTCAGGGACTTAAAGGAGTTGCACAGTATAAGTTCTACGGAATTTTCCCAACTGCAATTTCTTCTATTGAACTGTCTTACGATTCTTCAGATACAATTGAAGAATTTACTGTTGACTTTGCTGTACAATACTGGACACCAGAAAACGTGACCAAGAGCAGCAATACCAGCACTCAGGCAGGACAAGATCAAGCAGGTCTCGGCGCTTGATAATCGCATATTTGAAAATACCTAAATAGTCAAAGATAATTCAAGTTTAACTTATAATTATGTCTAGGCTATTTGGCTTTTCTATTGAAGATTCAGAAGATAAAAAACCCGAACTCACACCGTCACCCGTTCCTCCATCTAAGGAGGACGGGTCTGACTTTTATCTGAGTAGCGGGTTTTTTGGATCTTATGTTGATATTGAAGGAGTATATAGAACTGAATTTGACCTGATCAAAAGATACAGGGAGATGGCATTGCATCCAGAAGTGGATGGTGCTATTGAGGATATTGTTAATGAAGCGATTGTCTCAGATACAAATGACAGTCCTGTACAAATTGAATTGTCAAATTTAAATGCTAGTGATGGCATTAAGAAAAAAATTCGTGAAGAATTTAAATATATTCTAGAGTTATTGGATTTTGATAAAAAAGCGCACGAAATTTATAGGAATTGGTACATTGATGGTAGAATTT